TTACTTTTGCCACCTCAAGAGCGTTCTGTACGTAAGCATTACTAGCTGTATTCTGGGCTGCAGTATTAGTTAAGTTAACATTTTGTGCATTAGTAGCGTTATATTGATTAGCTGCATCAGTAGCTATTTTATTTGCTTGCTCAGTCGTTAATTCTGCACCTTGATTAGCTTTTGCCACCTCAAGAGCGTTCTGTACGTAAGCATTACTAGCTGTATTCTGGGCTGCAGTATTAGTACTTTGAGTTTGTTGTTCCACTTGTTGATTGGCTAAATCTGCTTGTAAATCATTACCCGCTTGAGTATTTTGAATACCTAATTTAGCTTGTAAGTTTTGTAATGCAGTATTGTAATCCATACCTTGGTTTGTCATCATGGTTTGTATTTCAGCCGCTTGATTTGCCAGAGTAGTTTGTTGTTCTGTAGCTAAGTTAGCTTTACCTACATCTGTTGTTGCAGCTGTTTCGGTATTGAACTGCCCCATACCTGATGCATAAGCTTCTTGCTGCCCTTTAGCTTGAATGTCTCCTAGCCTAGTAGCTTGGTTACGAGCCGCTTCTGCCCGTTGTATAGCTTGACGAGAGCCTCCAAAAGCCCCTGCTTGTACTGACTGGGCATTTAATTTATTAAGCTCTTGCTCATAGTCCCTATTTGATTCTCTTTTTTGTATGTCTACTACGTTTTGCATATAAGGAGACATGTACGCTTCTGAAGTACCTTGATCTAAATAAGACTTAGGACCTGCCATTTGAGCAGCTGTAGCTGTAGGCGCATTTATAGCACCGGGACCTTGCATTTGGTATTGTTCTAACTGGTTGGCATTTACGTCCTTAGCCCCTTGCGTAGTTGCTACGTCTGCTCTCTGTGCACTTATACTAGCTGGCCCTTGCATATTAGTAGCGCCATAGCCTGTAGCATCAGCTTTAGCCACATCAGCTTTACTAGTGCCTATATCGGTAGGGGCGTTCATATCTTTTGATAAGTATGAAGCGGCATTTGCATTAGTTACATCAGCTTTACTAGTGCCTATATCGGTAGGGGCGTTCATATCTTTTGATAAGTATGAAGCGGCATTTGCATTAGTTACATCAGCTTTTTTAGTTGCTACGTCAGTAGGTTTGTATCCTGCCGCTCCTTCTAATCCCGCTGTAGATTTTTTGTATGCCTCTGTAGCAGCATCGTATTGCGCCGGAGTTTTTAACTCTCTAGCCTTTTTTTGTATTTCTAAGAAATCTGCGTTAGTAGATTCATAACCTGTTATGTTACCCGCTTCATCTTTTTTTGCTTTTACATCGGCAACGGGGGATTTTATTGAAGTGCCTATAGTATTTTTTAAATTCTCAGATGCTTTTTTTTCAGCAACGGCCTTAGAAGGGGGTGCACCTGAAGCTGTAGACTCAGCTACATATTTTTTATAATCCGCCGAAGACTCCATAGGCCCTCTAGGTCTTAAAGACTTTACCCCTGTTTTAGGGTCAATAACTCCTTTATAATCCGTATCACCAGCATCATTATAGTTCTGCAAAAAAGACGTATCTGCTGCAGTCGGAGTTCCATTAAAAGATATTATCTGTTTAACCCTATCTGCTTTTTGTTCCGCTGTTTCTTTTTTTGGGGTTTTATTCAGTGCTTTAACTTGAGCAGCACTATAAGTGTTGGCAAATTTAGTGTCTGCGGCAGATGGACTAGTAGAAGCTTTAATACGTGCGTACTTAGCGGCAGGTGTTTCTTTTTTAGCAACAGTTTTACCCTTAGCGTACCCTTGTAAAGACATAATACCCCCCCTAGCTGCAGTCTGAAAATCATTAACTATAGCGTTTGGCCCTGTAGGAGCTGTAGGAAGTCCATAGGGTGAGGTAGGTGCAGCAGGAGTAACAGATTTAGGGGTAGGATAGAGGTCTGTGTACCCACTATACTGAGGTTGGTTTTCCACAGGGGCATAACCCCCTTTAAGCATGTCATTGTAAGCTGCTGTTTGACCAGCACTTGATCGTAGCATACTAGTAATAGGGCCCGGCTTGTCTTTAGTACCTAACATAAGAGCTTGGTACACAGGGTTTTGCCACGGAGACTGATTAACAGTAGAAGTGGTTGTAGTGTTTGAAGGCACTGGTGGTGCACCACCATAGAATCTAGGGCAGATGTATGTAAAGAATAATTTGTGAAGACTACTTGGTTTGAATATCATAGGGATTTACCTGTAATTATATATTTTTGCTTCATGCCATATCGAGACCATAGCTTAACTATAGATTCACGACCCGCACCTTCTAAGTAAGTAGCACCGTTTGACCGGAGTATGTCTTCAAATTGAGCCCATGTAGACCTGTTAGACACTAGTTTACCACCAATAGCCACTACAAATCCAACTCTGTCAGCTGGCCTATTAAAATAAAACACAACTAAAGCTCCATGTATAGTATTTTCTTCGTCAGTAGCAACGATAAGCTGCCAAACCCCTTGTACTACCATGACTTTTAATTCACTTATAGAGTAGTCCCCAGAAGAGTATTCAAGAGCTGCAGCTAAGTAATCCTCAACCTTATCCCATACTTGGTTCACGTACTCTATAGGTACTTGTTGGACTTTAAGCAGCATTGTTTTTAGCCGCCCCTAAGCCTTGAGTATTAACAGATTCTTTGCGTATTTCCATCATAAGTTGCTTTAAGAACTCTGCACCTGCTTTAGAAGAACCGTTACCTAGAGCACTAACTACATCAGCAGGGATAATATAAGCACCATCTTTAAGAGGCACCTGACCTCCATGTGCAAGAGCTGTAAGACCACCAGTAGCTCTACCGATACCGCCTAATGCAGATAGTGGCCCTGAAGAAGACCCAAAACCTAAACCTTTTAAATTTGCCATACCTGCCTGATTTTGATTTGCAAATACGCCTGCCCTTAAGGCGTCTTCTCCCGTAGCTTTACTCGCGGCTTCAGCGGCATTTACCATTTGGTTCCCTGTGTATTGAGTACCTGCAACTCCTGCTAAACCTGTAAGACCCGTACTTAGTTGTCCTCCTGTAACAGGAAGACCCGCATTAGTCACGCTTTGGGCTAAGTCGCCTAAAGCCCCTGAAGGTTGTACAGATGTAACCCCGGTGCCTACAGTTTCTCCCGCTGTACCTACAGGTGCGGTTCCTATAGGGTCAGCAGATACAGCAGTACCATTAGCAGCAGTAGCTACATCTGTTGTAGGAGCAGGACCTATAGCCCCCATAGCGCCACCAGCAACGGCTCCACCAGCGCCTCCCATCATTGCCCCTTTACCTACGTCTTGTCCACCAGCAGCAGAACCTGCAGCACCACCAGCGGCGCCAGCAACCCCTCCAACTAAAGCCCCTGTAGCTACAGGACCGACTGCTGAAACAAGAGGCGTGGCCGCAGCGCCTAATCCCGGAGCTACCCCTCCAGTAACTCCTCCAGCAACTGCTCCCATAAGAGCGCCTTTACCTACATCCTCTCCTGAAGCTGCTGCTTTTATAGACCCTACAGCCGCTCCAGTTACCGTACCTGCTGTTACGCCTCCAATTACAGCAGCTGTTGTGCCTGTCGCTGCTCCAAGAGTTATTCCTGTTCCTAATGCTGTTAACGCCGCTATAAGACTCATTGTGCTGCTCCTATTCTTAACTGGTTGTCCAAATATTCCGTCATAGTATTAAACGACAGTAGCTCAACGACATTATCGTCATCTTGCTCTTCACAATGATGTATAGTAGCAAATTCAACTTCCTCATGTACATATACTACACGGTGTGTTCCAGCAGGTGTTACAAACATATCAGGGGCTGTTATTTCTTGAGACTCACCATCGGCATCTAGCATGGTAATACGCCCTCTTAGAGCTACTGATATGTGGTCTGTTTTATGCACTCTGGTAGTAAATAGGCAACCTGCTGGGACAATAATTCTACGCCCATATAAGTTTTTGGTATGGTAATGAGTCAAAGGCGTCTCTGCAGAACCTAATTCTCCGCTGTCCACTCCAGCTTGTATGCGTACAGCAAGCTTATCAATAGAGTTTATAGTGTCTTGAGTCTGGAGGGAGTTCACGCTTTTTTACCTTTTACCGCTCTAGCTAACATCTTTTCAGCAGCTAAACGACCTGCATCTTGTTTAATTTGGGTCTTCTTACCATGAGCCGCTTGACGCACTATAGGTAGTAACTTGTCTAATAACTTAGCGCCTTCTTCAGGATCACCAAAGCCTAACATACGCACTAGATCAGGCGGTACCACAAACTCTCCATCAGCCAATCTGATTTCTTCCTCCCCATCTATATTAGCAGCGATGTCATCAGACATTCCATCACCGGGGCCGTCTAAAAAACCGCCATCCTTATAGTAGTCTAGTACTTCGTGACGTTGTGGTGTAGATGCAGCATAGGGCTGAGCACTAGGAATTTGAGACTGTGGGTAGGTGTTATTTGGGTTTACGGGCTGTGTATTAACATAACCTCCCGTTGCCAACCCTAACTCATTTTTAATATCGTTTTGCTCACTAGGAATATCCAGCTTTTCTAGCATAGAACCATAGTTGGGGGGTATCGTAAATGATACAGGTGTACCCCCTATAGGCACTTGAACATTCATAGAACCCCCAACCGCCGCCCCTCTAGGATTAATTATATCTTTATAGTAATCAAACTGTGACTGGGTGTTAGGGTTATTAAGGGTAGAAAGGGGCGCTAATGGATAACCTAAGTCTTTAAAATAGTCTTGTTGCTGTTGCTCATTAGCTTGCGCTGCTAACTTCTCATTACGCATTTGAGTAGCCATAGCTTGGTTCTGCTCTACCATACCTTGAGCTCCAGCCCCTAAAAGAGCCCCCATACCTGTGGGTTTTAACCATTCCATTGTGGCATCTTGGTTAGCCCCCATAGCATTAAATTGTCCTTTTGAAGCTTGCCCTAGGGTTAAAGGGTTTTCTGTACCTGTGGCTGTACTTTGTAGGGTTGTTTCAGGCTTAAAACTAGGAGTAAAATCTTTAGCATTAAACTGAGGAGTTTCAAAAGAAGGAGTAGTTAAGTTAATATATTCTTTAGGTATAGCAGGGGCTTCTAACAAGGGTGTAGAAGATGTTATAGGAGATGTTGTTGTGGGGTTTACTGCTACACTTGTGCTCCCAGTAGGAGCCCCAGACAAATTACTACCACCAAACCCTCCCATACCTCCAGAAATAGCACCACCTAACGCACCTGCACCAAACCCTCTACCTTGAGCTGCACTCAATGACCCACCAGCTAAAGCACCAGTACCTGCACCAAGGGCAGTACCTGTAAGAGCCCCCATAGTCCCGCCACCAGCTAAGGCGGAACCTACACCACCTGTATATGCACCAGCAAGTCCTATAAGCGCCGTGGTTAGTACGTCTTTCCATGCAAATGCTTCAGGGAGGCCCGTGTCAGGGTTAACTGATATAGGGCCTAATAGTGATTGAAGTCCAACCAGTTCATCTTTGCCTACGTGTAATAAAGTATCATCGCCTTTACGTCCTAGAGCTGATAAGCCTTTTGCAGTTGTGTTATATGCCATATTTATTCTCTAAGGTATTATGTTTAAGACGGAGCCATTACGCCATATCTGGCCTGTAACTAGTCCAGTGGCACTGGTGGGTAAGTCTAGTACTACAAATTTAGTTATGTTGTTAGACGCTGTGGTATCAATAATAACATCTGGGCTTACAGTACCACTTGATAGGGTTAATGCACTTGCCCGTATGTTCCCCGGATTATCTTGCTGTACTATAAAATAATTTAACAAACGTATCAGGGTGTTCATGTACTGCACATCGTACTCTAATGGTGGTAGAGCAAGTACTGGAGAAGGGACGTTATTGTTATTAGCCATTGTTAAGTCCCATAATTAGTATACATCACGATCTATTTCCATCAGGCTGAATATCCAAACGAGGAACACCCAACTGCCATTTTACACCTGCATCCTCACTACTAACTTTAAAAGCTACTTGCCTTCCTCGCAGTCTTACAAACACTTGGTTAGTATAATCATAAATTTGTGTAGTAGCTTTATACCCAGCAGCATTAGCGGGAGTGTCACTATTAAAAAACCCTTGTCCCGGAAAGTTACGAGTTGATACTGTCATAGTTACAACAGGTGCAATATTGCTAGAACCGATAAAGTCAATGTCAGGTATTACTCTATTAACAGCAGAAAACTTATCCCCTTCACCAATGTCAAAGTCGGCGCTTTCTATGTATGCAGGGACTGCAGTGGGGGGGTTAGTAGTACCGTCATCTAGTCCTGATTCATGTTGCACTAAAATATTATCGTACGCCGCCCAAGGAAACCCTATTATATGAGAGTCAAGCCACGCCATACGAGGCATATCACCGTAGTACCATAGTTTTTCTAGGTAGTTATATATAACGTACCTATCATTGTAGTCAGAAGTAGCCGAAGGGTAAAACCACCAAACTTCATTGTATTTCTCATTGTTTCCTGAGTATACTTGCTCTGCTTGGTCAAAGTTAAAATCGTCAAATACGTACTGGCGTAAAGAGCAAGGCAGAGTATCTACCCTACCAGAATAAACATAAAACTTAGAATTACCCATCCAATAGGTAATGTTACTGGCTGTTGTTACACAGTTAGGTGAGGCTATAGTAGTGTCTGTAGATAAAGTAGTAAAACCAAAAGTATAAGGGGGTCCTAAGTAACGCATAGAAAATAAGGCGCTATCTGTCCATATTAAGGTTTCCTGCCTTGTTTTTTCCGATACTATAATAGCACTCCCATAAGCTAATCGTTGACTTCCCGCCGTATTAGTTATATCAGGTACCCAAACTAAAGGGTCTTCTTGGCTACACCATCTAACAAGTAAAGGGTCTTGTTCAAGAGGGTCTACAGCATTAGGGTCATTAGTTCCTAAAACAATTATATGGCGTTCTTCAGAAACAAATACCCTAGATGCTATTACAGGAGCATCTGCATCGGCACCAAAGGCTAAACTCGCTATATCAACACCGGGAGCGGTTACTTGACCACTGGGAGAAAGATTATCTGCGGTACTCCAATAATAAACTCCCCCGTTACGCACACTGTACACTAAATCCTGCCCAAAAAGGTCAGAGCTCCAAAGGCGTATGCCTTGAGTTTCATAGGAACTTGAGTAAGGGGTTCCCCAACCATGGGTTGTACCCCAAGGACCTATACCCCAACCATTACCAAAAGTAGCAATTTCTTGCCCTATATGAATTTGGTAGTCAGCTACAACGGGTGCACTTCCGCCTCCATTAGTAACTGCTGTTGATTGAATGCCTATGTACACGCATACATAGTCAGTTGCTTGAGAAACCACCTCATACTCAGCATTAAGCTCAGCTGTACTGTAAGGGCCAAATGCAACTGCATCTGAGAAAGTAACGAAGTCTCCTACACCAGCGTCATTAGCAACACTAGCTACCACTAAATAAGCACTGGATACTACTGAACTAATAGTATGAACTGCTGCTGTTGTTCCGTTATAACCACGTATACAGCCTGTTAAATTAACCCCAGAGGCAGAAGCAACGAATATATCTTCAGAGTCTATACGGATAGTATAAGGGAAAACACGGACAAATGAGGTACCACTAGTGACAGTTATAGTAGTAGCAGAGGCTGATATACCTGCCGAAAGCGTGGAATATATAGGGTAAAAAGGGTCAGCCGCAAGGTTACTTGATAAACGGATAGGGGTAATGTCGAAGTACGCACCCCCTATATAAAGGTAGTATTTTAAATTAGTTCCCAAGCCAACGATATAGTTACCGTTAAGAGTTACCCATTCTACTAAGTTACGACATACCCCTTCGTAGGTATTTGCACTAGGTAAAGCCCAACCATTTATCTTTTCAGGGGAACCACTTCTAAAACGCACCCATTGACATGCATAGAAACCGCCTGTGTTGGCAAGGTTAGTAGACTCTCTGGAGACTCCGGGTCTAAACTGAAGGTATTGTAAAGCCATCCATCAACCTCTAAATAATTCTATGCAGTGCTAGTTAAAAAAAGTGCCATCTCAGCTTTACGTCTACGTGTTAGACCCGCTAATGGCTTACCTTTGGCTTTATCCCAGCGAAGAAACTGCGGAGCTATTAGGTCTGGTGCAGTTCCTGCGTTTAACATTTTTACTAAAGTGGAAGATGTAAAGTTTCCTTGACCGATATTGTAACATAGCGATACACAAGCATCAAATTGACTTTGTTGTATAGGTATAGTGAGCACTTTATTAACGGCCTTTTCAAAAGTAGACAGGTCATGGTGTAAGTACATATCTCCTACCGCTTCTGTTATTTTGGGGTCTGACAGTTTAACAGCCCGCCCATCAGGGTATCGAGTAGTTCCCCAGCCTATAGTAGGTACACCTGCGGCACAAAGATAAGGCGCCGCTCTAAAGCTCTCAAACTCTTTAATAAGAGACACACCCTTGCTAGATGTTTCCATTATCTGTTACCTACTACAAACTTTTGACATAGCGCAGCATAGGCTGCTATCTGATCTGCTCTGTAAGCTTCAGACTTGAGAAAGTTTGTAAGTTCGTCTGAAAGTTCGTATCTATCTTCAGCGGGGCTAGTAGTGGTGTTGGTATTATTACCTTTTGTTGCGGTGCAACTACTACTTTTCCTGCTGTTGTCGTACATGCGCACAGACTTAAAAGCGTCACGCTGGCTGTTAATAGCATTGATTGTTGATACATTGGCATCCTCCAATTCTTTATTAAGCTTCAAGGCTTCTGTATGTGCCCTATCCGCTTCTTCAGTAAGAGTAGCTAGTTGTAATTCTGCTTCTCGGTTCATTGCACTTATACTAAAGTGCATTTTTATAAGTTCGGCTTTATTTACTGCAGACGATAACCCGTACCCAGAAGCAAAACTTGCAACAATAATACCAACAAATAAGTATGGCATTAGTCTTTTAACACCACACCTAGCCCACCAGCAATACCGCCAGAAAGTAATAAAAGTTGGTCTACAGGTTTATCTAGGTAAATAAATACAGCCCCTACTATAGCAGTGACGACCCATATAATACCTCGTTTAGTAGAGGCTTGTGACCATTCTATTTTCATATTACTCCCACATTATACTAATATTACCTGAAACAAACGTGTCAGCCCCGCTTGACATACATAACTGTAATTGGTTTACTACCCCACTAAA